ATGATATGCTTTTTCAGGATCACTGTTATGTGGCATGGGAATCATGCCATCATACTCTTTAACACTGGTGCTTGCGAAGAAATGTGCATCAGTAAACAGGAATCTAAACCCGCCAGCATCCTGTAGATGCCTGGATTCAGTAGTGAACTTTTCACCATCCCTGCCTACGTGATGCACTATCTCTGTTTCAATGGGTCCCCAGGATCTACCATTGGATTGTTTGAACTTTTCGATCTCTTCCCAGAGTCTAATGTCCAAATCATCCTTGTCATGGAAACTTATTTCCACACCGCAATTATTAGCTACGCAATATTCATACAAATGTTTAACTTTATTAATTTGTAGTCCATTGCTTGTAATAATCATGGGAGTGTTAGGCCAGAGTTTTCTCAGTCCTTTAACGTAACTGAATAGTCCTGGGTGTAATAGTGGTTCACCTCCGATAATGCTGATATTACCAAAATCAAACTTAGCGGCCCAGTCTATATACTGCTCTTCGTTGAAGTTGATATGGCCCTTGCGAGGAAAATTGTTAAATCTATTACAATTCTCACACGCAAGATTACATACGTTAGTAATGTAAAACTCAGCAAGTCCGAGGTTTTCCACAATTATTTACTCTGTGCTGGGAGTAGATAACGATAGCTACCAAGACCACTGTCAACAGTAATCTCAGTTACGCCATCATCACTGATCTTGTAATCAATATCACCGCCGAGACTTAGGATCTTGCTAACCTGATCAACAGGCCAAGCCCAGCCACGATCTAGTTTGCCACCTACATCATGTTGGAATACAAAGTTACCAGCATGTGTGCTAGCATCACCAAAATGTAGGACCAGATTCTTGTCTTCTGTTTTGGCAATAAACGCACCCTCGTCACTGTTAGCTGAGATTTGCATGCGTAGTCGCTGAATGCTTGCTACAGTAGGGGAAAACTCAACACCCCATTTAACTTCCTTCATAGTAACACTCTTTAGTTTGTCATTGACAACTTCTGAGACCATGAAACGGTAATCGTTCTGAAAGTCGCCACCTGCGTTTTCAAAGTGAATACCAACCGGAACAGATTCGCCATTGCGTTCCTGTGTGTTAATAGAGATCTTAGCATCAGTAGCGTATTCTGAGATCTTAAGAATAGTACCTAATTTGTCCAAGTTAGGCATACCAAATGTGCCCATGAACTCTGGCACTGTTTTATGAAACGTGCCCTTGAGGATAACACTGCGATCTTCTGCAAGTCCCTCAATAGTGGTTTCCTCGTCAGTACCAGTAATCTTAACTAGACTGATAAATCCAAGGCTGTGCGTATGCTGCACAATGTCAAGTAGATAGTCTTTCATTGAAACTTCCTTATGTAAAGTTGTTATAGTGTAAGTATATGTGATTTAAAAGGTGGATGCAATATAAATCTTTATAGAATAGCTATATTTTTGCCATTCAGTTAGTGCGTTAAATTCCATTTCATGCAATTCTTTCCAGTTATTGGCGAGCTGATCAAACCAAATTTCTGGGATATCTGCTTTGTGTTTTAATATCCAGTTTTGAACATTAACTGGAATGTCATTCCAAGGATATACACGTTTTTGTATACTAACGTCACCACTTGCTAACTTTTGTGTAGATAGTTCGCCAGGTTTACTAACCAACAACCAAGTCCAAATACCGTCGGTATGATTAGTAGAATGAATATCAAACCCCTGTCCAAACAACAGACTTTCCATTAAATCTTTGTTGTTAAGACACCTAAAATTATTGTCTAGTAAGTCTAAACTTCCAGTATGTTCACAGTTGTTGTATGTAAGCAGGAGTTTGCCACCGGGACGCAAACAATTAAATATTTGTTTGACTATATCTTTGATAGGATCCAGTGGCATATACTCAAACATGTTAATACAAGTTGCAAACCCAATCTGATTAGCAGGAACTTTTTCTAGATCATCATATATTCTTAGGCGGCGATTTGCATAAAAATCATTAAATTTTGTTTTTAATGTATGTTTAACTTGATCAGTAGCACATATTGCATACTGTGGGTCAGCAGCATTCATTATGTTTGAATATCTAGCATCAGCGGGATTAACTTCCAGTGTAGGATACTGCCAGGAAACGTTCTGTTGAATTATGCCGATAATTTCTTTATTAAACTGGTCAGAAATCCAACTCTGGCGATCAATGAGTAAGTCCAGGTCTTGATTATCATATCTTATATAATCTTTCTGGAGTATTTTTCGCTCTTGTTTCTGTATGGCCGCATCAATTTGGTTAGTTAGTTCACTAACTGCCTGATTATATTCGTTGGATACCCGTTGTAGCTCAGCAAGTTTATCCATGACATTGTCATGTAGATCTGTATTTTTCCATCTGGGCTGTTGGCTCTCGATTATATCTCTGGATTCTTCAATATTTTTTGACGAATTCCAGATGAGTTTACGAGCATCTTTTTTATGTTTATGTAATAAACTATGTGAATTTAAAAGGTTGCTCATATTGATCTCCACTAGTATTTATATGTGCATATTATTCAAAACTAAATAAATCATCAAATTGGTTCTCAGTCTGTGTTTTTCCTGCTAGATCCCAGTCAAGTACGCCCAGTAAGTTATCAATCTTCTTGTCTACAATAGTTGCCTCCATTAGACTATCATCAAACGGCAAATCTTTAAACCACTGTGGTAAATGCGATTCATCTGTGGGGTAACCAACGCTTGTGTATCCCAGTGGATTAGGTTTTAGTTTACAAACAATAGTTTTCATACCATCAATAATACTCTGACTATAGTTGTCCCCATGCATCTTCTTTAAGCGATTCCAGTTGATAGCGGCCCTAACGTGCCCTGGCATGGTTGCTTTGCCTTTCCAGGTGTCTACACCTTTTTTATCAGTGGACCATTCTTTAGCAGTATACATGGTTAAGTTGTTAACACGCTTGGGAGTGCCTTTTTCCCAGCCAGGTTGATCTTTAAATTGATATTTAAAGTCTTTAATCCTATCTACAACATGATCCACTTCACTGCCAGTAAGAACATCCAATAACAAACTGCTCATAAATTCCTGCATAACAAGCGGAGTATCTGAACGTTTGAGATCCAAACCCATGGCTTTCATTTTGCCTAGTTTTCCATCTACATCAAAACGCTGTCCTTCGTTGTCAATAACTAGTGCAGCATAACGCTTTTTAGTGATAAACAATCCTTTGAGTGCCACTACTTCTCTAGCACCTGCCATAATCTCGCCGTGTTTGCGAGTAGTATGGAACGCGGTTTCCATAAAGCTAGGGAATGTTTCGTTAACAGCCTCGCCTAGTTGATCATAAAGTTGGATACACTGTTCTTTGCCCCACTGCATAGCACCACTGGCTACATCGTTTTTGATAACAGGCCATGCGCTGAAGTATACCGAGTCAGTGTCACCATAAACAATACAGTCGCCTGTGTGGTCATATTTGCCAGTTAGTAACTCGTTAACTTTTGCACTCATATGTTTGGCAATAGCCCTGCCAGTTAGTGTAGTACTTTGTCCAATACGATGATCAAAGAATCTACATCCTGGATTAAGAATAGCACCATACAAACTGTTCAAGTTAATCTTCTTAACCAACTGTCGCTTGTCCCAGAAGGCACGCTCTTCACCTTCGCAAGTACGCATCTTTGCTTGGATCTCTTGACGTTCCCTATACCAGCGTTCTAGTAGTCCTGGCACCACACCTTTCTTTTCGTGTGTAAGTATAGTTCCGTTAGCAGTTAAGATCCAGGGCTTGTTACTGTCAAAGATTAATCGCCAGGTGTCTGCTGCACTTAGCGTATCTTCACCGCCTGTTTCCCAGTCAATGGTAATCTCTGTACCAACGTCCATGTCCATAACAGCCTTGTACTCAAGTGTACCAAACATGCCTTCCCAAGCACCTGCAAACGTAGCACCAGTTGCCATCCTACTTGAGATATGTTTCTCAGTCATGGACATTCTAAGTTGTCCAACGATAGTTTCTGGAGCCATATTTAACGAACGGATAATACTAGGATACAGACTGTTTAAATCGATACTGCCAACCCAGTCATGTAACCCACGTTTAGGAGTTGCAACATAAGCACCAGCAGCTCGTACACGGTCTTCGTCTCCATGGTGTTTTCTATTAGGAACAATTAATCCTTGCTCATGTGCTTCGTTGATAATAGCCTGTTCTGTAACAGCAACCGCACCCATTGTGGTAGCAAGTAGCACTGTGTTGGCATGTGCAAGTTCGTTACTCAAGTCAATGAACCTGAGTTTCTTATCCAGCCTATCCAGCAATGCAGTGTCTTGTCTGTTATAGTCAATAAACTTTTTAAAGTCCTGATTATATAGCTGATCCAGGGTACCTTCGTATTGTACTTTACGTTCACCAAGTTCGTGTTCACCAATAGCATCCAGTGCATAACTATGCCGCTCTTCATATGTATATTTGCGATACAGTTGCATATAGTCTAAATGCTGTCTGCCAATTAAGTCATATGTGTTTTGCTCAGAGCCAAAGCGTTCAAATGTGCGCTTCTTGGGATATTGTCCAAACAAACAGAACTTGCGAGTATCATCCTTGCTTAGTATACGGATAGTACGGTTAACAGTATACGGAATATCATAACCCTCACTGTTCCAACCACTAAGAACATCAGCATCTTCGATAAGATCCAGGAATGTAGCCAGCATCTCAGCTTCTGTTTCAAACAGGAATGTATTGGAAAACTCGCTTACTAGATCCTTTGCAGATTCCATGCTCAAACTTTTAGGAGGAATCGCCAGTGTAATCATCTGCTCCATCCAGTTTAAGTAGACGCTAATGGCTGTAATAGCATTAAAGGGATCATCAGGACTACTGTAACCACGTTCGGGATCAAAGTCTACTTCAATATCGAAAAAAGCAGTTTGAAGTTTGGGAGCATCAACACCCAGATAGTTTTCTGCTAAACATCTAAACACAGGATTAAAGTCGCTCTCCCATAGAGAACCTCTATCGTGCATTCTTACTTCTTTTTGGAACTCCTTGCCATTGCGTGTGCTAAAACGGCTTACTGGATTACCATAGATAGTTTTAAACTTGCCGCGGGGATCGTTATAATAGAACACATAGTTTGCAGGAAACTCACGGAATTCCCTGCGTCCCTCCACACGTTCTACAGCGTGAATCCTATCATGCTGTTTATCAAACCAAGCGTCGACATAACTCATACAATTAATCCTATAATATATATTAATGTTAACATAATGTTTAGCCAGAGTAAACTATTTTCTCGCCACAAATACCCAACAGCAACCCATAGTGCATTGCCCAGGATAAATGCCCAGTGGTGCCAATACCATTCAGGAACAAAACTAGCCAGGCTGGCAGCAGATACAAGTGCTAATGTCGCCAGCCATGCTAGCCATTGATAAGGTTTTCTATTCAATCATACCACCATCCATTGGTATACACCAATAAAGTTAATTAAAGTAAATGCAATTGACATTCTCATTAAAGACCATTCCTTCATAAAAAAAGCAGCTATTGTCCATGCAACAGAACTGCTAGTAAAGAAAATATATCCATACGCAGAGAGATCAGTGTTCGTTGCTACCATTAAAGCACCAACGATACCACCAATCTCTCCGATGTATTTGAGTAACTTCACTGAAGTTTGCCAACGGTAGCCAAGATATTTTCAAGCTCTGCCAAGTCTTCGCTGTGCTTGGAGAAGTCTGCTTTGTATGCTGTCTTTACTGCTTTCTTAAGAACTGCTGGTTTAATTTCAAACTCTTCAGCAATTGCTTTAACAGTGTCATTGAGGCCTTCTGTGAGGTCATCAACTTCCTGCATTACAGTCATACCTTCTTGAATTAAGTGTGATAGTTTTGCTTTTTGTTCTGCGGTAAAGACGCG